CTCGGAGTGTGTTGACGTCACTGGATTCAAGAGGCTCAGCGTTGTAGGCCACGGGTGTGACCACCCCTCCGGAGAGGGTGTAACGCACACAGACAGTGGCTGTGGTGCCAACATTGGATGCGACAACGATGACCGAGTCCGTGTCACTTGTGGCGACGGTGAACTCGGCGAGACTGTTGATGCACAGAGACTCACCGGAAGACAGCAGCGCCGGGGTTGGGCTGCCATCGAGTGCCGGGTGCATGGACTGTAGCCCGTGCGCCATCCGCACGGCCCGCTTGGGGGCGCGCTTTGGCTTAGGGGCGTTCCGTTGTGGTTGCACCGGCTTCCGCATGAGCTTGTTCTGCTTGCGAGGCATCCTGAAACGAAAGGATGTAGAGAGTACGTGAGGCTTGGGAGCTGTTGCCTGAGTTAGGCTCTCAAGAGTGAAACCGCGAAGTAGCGGTCGAGTGCTGTGGAAGTGTCGAACAAGTGCCGTCACGAATCCCTTTCGCGTTAGGATCCGCCGAAAAAGTACAAAATTTTCAGCATTTATACTGCCTCAGCCACAGACAGTTGGGGATGGATCAACCACACCCGCCCAGCAAAGCTACAACCACCGCAAGCGGACAGCGGACCGTAGCCATTTCTCATACGATGAGCTAGTGGTTTGCCAAACCACCCATCGACGCAACCCCAACGCCAACCGAACGCATCCCCCCCTGCTTATCGTGCAAAGAACAGGGGTTTCCTCGTCCAACCAGTTTCGACGACCGTGAGCGGGCACACGCACGGCAACCAACACCACTGGGGGTTTGTGAAGGACAGCTTTACCCGGGGCTAACCGGACCTGCTGGGTACAGGCGCTGCCTGGCCCTCACGTTTCTGCAGCTCTCATGGGTGGCCAAGCCCATCGAGGGTAGTCTCCTCCGTGGATCAGGAGTTTTAGACCGGGGGTGCCCGGAATGAGAATCTGGTGCTTGCACCGCACCGATCGGGACACAAAATGGACGAGGTCCACTTAACACTTGTTCCACCACAACACTCAGTACAAAATTGGGCTCAAGCGCAAGCCGCGCGAGCCCGTGAAACGTTTCCCCAGTTCTGTACAGGACACTGGGGAGCCCCCGGAGGGATGGCACGACGTTCACGCCACCACCTCCGGATCCCACCTCCACGAGGCAGGCAAGAGGAACCGGGCCGCCGCAGAATCATCTGGGTCTAGCCGCTCCACCGCGAAGAGGGAGGCCAGATCGGCCTCCTCCTCCTTTCCTCCACACTGCACGTTGATGAGCTTCATAAAATCATCGGAAGTGTCCTCATTCCACTCGGAATTGTCTTCTGCCTCTTGCATCATCTCTCCGAGGTTGAGGCACTTCCCTTCTGTCACCTTCCCGTCGTGCACCATCTGTAACTCCCTGCTGGTACTGCTAAGGCTGCCTCCTGCCGCGTGATGCCCAAACGCGATGGCCCGGAA